CTCTAACTTTTGCAATATCACATGCCATGAGTTTATAGTTTTAATGTTTATAAAAAAAGGGAAGAAGTCAATCTCCTTCCCCTAGTATTTGTTTGCTAGTTACTAATTAGCGGAGTTAGTGATTCCGTATGTAACCAAATCTGAAACTGAGTGGTAGTTAACAGCGTAACCAGCTCTCAATACGATTCTTACATTGTCATCTCCTAATGTCTCAGCAGTGTCAATCAAACGTACTTCGTTAGCATCGTTTAATAAACCACAACCGAAAAATAAGTTAGAAGTTTGAGCAGCTAACATTTGGTTTGCAGTCAATCCGTTTGCTACGAATAATGGAATACCACCATAAGTCAAAGAACCATTAGTGTACCATTGTGTACCTTTATTGTCAACACCATTGTTAGATGTAGCAGCTACACCGAATCCACCTAATGCAGAGATATAAGATTTAGCAATGTTTTGAGATACATAGATTTTCAAGTCATCAGCTCCGTATACTGCAGCTGGAATCGCTTTGTACACTTTTTCAAGCTCTTCGATGCAGTTCGCAGCCGTAACCGTGGTACCAGCCACCTCATTTGCAGTAGGTAAAGCAGCATCAGTAGTTAACAATGTCATGATACCAGCAACTTGTCCGTCAGTAGCATTAACACCATTCCAAATAGAAGATTCAATTGCAGATGCAACTTTCTCTACTACGAATGCAAGTAAGTAATCAGCAAAAGATTTAGCTAAAACTTTGTTTGCAGAATACCCCATTTCTTCAGATTGCCAAGAAGTGATGTAGTCTTTTTTACATAAAGATAAATTAACTTGGAAGTTCTCTAAAGTTAATGTACGTTCAGTAATTGTTACCGTAGAAGTAGCAGAGAAATCACAACTAGCATTTGCTAAAAGTCCGTCTGTACTTAATTTGTTAATTACCGCTTTGTAAGCGATGTTAGGCATGATAGTCATACCTCCGTTTGCTAATGTGTTACCGCTTAATAAAGCAGCTTTAACCCACATTCCTGAATGTTGACCAGCATATGTAGTCGTTAATGATGTAGTTGTTGCCATTGTTTATTTTTATTTATAAATTGTTTCTAAAATGTTATCGCGAATGCTCCTCGCTTTTCCTGGTGTTAAGTCGATGTGTTCGATTGTTTTTGAATTCTCAGGGTTGAATTGTATAGGTTTTGGCTCTTCTGCTAGCTCAACAACCACTTCTTCAGTAACCTTAGAAAGCTCTACAATCTTAGCTTCTAACTCTGCAATCTTTTCTTCTAATGCAGAAAAATGTTGCTCTTCAACTTGTGAACGAACGATTTTTTTAACCTTCGCTTGTTCAGGTGTTTTTTCAGCTTCAACAGGTACTTCTGTTTCTGCTTCATCAGTGTTCTCTTCAGTAGGCATAGCTTCAACGATAGAATCAATGATTCCTTCTTGCTTAACTACTAAGATTTTGCCGTCTGCTAGTTCATACTCACCAACAGGAAGTGGCACAGGCTCAGCATCAGGAACTACGATAAATACGTTCTCCCCAGCTTCAAACATATCAGCTTGAATAGTAGTCATACCATCTGCTAATACTTGGTCCTCTAACTTCGTGTCTAATACCTCAGGCTCTACACCTGTCAATTCAACAAGGAAGTTTTTAACCTTTTTTAAAAGTGTTTCTTTTTCCATATATTATTAACTAATTATTAATTACTTTGTTTTAAATTACCCTCTTGATTCAGAGATAACTCGCTCAACTACAACGTGATTGATAGTAGCTGTAGATTGTTCTGACTCACGTCCAATCCCTTGTACGTTATGCTCTTCGCAGTTAGCAATGGAGTACTTTCCATCCTTACCTAAGCATCCTTTTTTTCTTCTTGGTTTTTTTTCCATGGTTTATTTGTTTATTTGTTTATACTAAAATTTTAACTACTGAGAAATTTAAATCCGAAACTCGAACATCTGTAGATTGATTGTTTTTTACAAATAGCTCTACATAGTCATTTGTAACTAAATCAATTTGGTATTGTGTACTTCCTGGATGTTCTTGATTAGAAGTAGATGTTCTGATAGTCATTTCAGAGTTAGATAATATAGTTCCGTTTTTAGCTATGCCTATACTTATGTTTTGATTCGAGGCACCAGCTCTAACTGCTGTATTTACACTTACTAAGAATGAAGTGTTAAAAGCTCCTGTATATGTTAGCCTATTATTTGCATGTGTGAATTTAGAGTTATTACTATCTGCTGTAGTTGTTCCTAGTGCTTTTACCCATGTATTTACGTTAGGCACTCCAATCGGTGTATCTGTAGTGTTATTTACCATGTAATAAAAACCTCTCGTAGTAGTATTCTGTATTCCCACGCAGTTAGTAAATAAAGTTTTATTGCTTGTTTGGTCTACACCCGTAATATATGTACCGCCACCACTGAAATTGACCGTGTCTAAGATGTATCTTTCATTACCAACACTAGCAGAAGTTGAAAAATTTATACTAGTTTCGCCACTTAATGTAACAAATGAAGAGTATATTATCCTAAATCTACGCGAAATTGTAGCTGTACTTAAGATTGTTATTGCCGTTCCACCACTTGTACAATCAAATAAGCAGTTCCCAAATGCAATAGTGCCTATCGTACCATCGAATGACATACCACTAGAATTAAGAAACGCACTATCTCCCATTACAAAGTTCGAATAATCCTTAATTGTACCTATTGTAGCACAATTAACAAAGTTTATACCGAACCAATCTAGTGCAGTAGTCACTCCATCGCCATCTAAATCCAATACTTTACCATGTGTAAATGATACATTCCGTAATGGCAGTGAGTATTGTGATGTAATTAATGCTGTTGAGCTACTTAATCCTGTAGATTTAAGGTAGCAATTCTCTGAACTACCACCGATAATACTAGTATTTTGACCTCCTACTAATCTATCTCCTGTTAAATCTATGGTTGTTGTAATGAAATAAGTAATGCTATCTTCCAAAGTTATCACTCCACTTACAGCAGTTGGTAAATCTGACTTACTAGCTACAAAGACTATGTTACCCGTTGCGATATTAGAAGATACAGAAGTAGCGAAATCACTATACAATATCTTCTTTGGAACGTCACTCGTAGCATCGTCCAAATAAATACTATCCGTACTATCTAATGTAGTTACATCTTTGTATCGTACGAAATATGGAATTTCACTCATAGTTTACCAAGTAGTTCTTTAATCTCATTCATGATGTCGTCCTGCATTTCTAGCTGCTCTAATCCATCATATCTACCCTCTATGCTGAATCCATTAAACTTACCATCCTTAATCCCTTGGTAAACTTCTTCATTGTAAACTTTCATCTTTACAACCCAAGCCCCAACTGGTGCATTAAGTTTGTATAGGTTTGATTTATCATTCTTAGTATCTTCAACAATCCAAGACTCGATTAATGCTACACCATCCACGTTCTCTGCATGGTCAATTGTCACATTATTTCCGTACAATTTCTTCATGTAAAGCTCTTGTGTCTTAGCAATTGTTTCAGCACTAAATGACACTGTAAATTCTTTATCTTTTATACGTCTAAGAATCTTCTTTTCAGGGACCAAAGCAAGCCCAATTACTTCACGTTTACCCTCGTCAATTACTTTCATCTCAACTTCCATTTCAGAAAGTAAAATAAAATCTTCCTCAATGGCTGGTCTGTCGACAAAACTTATTGCGAAGACTCCTTGCTCTTTCTCGTCCTTAATTGTAAGCTCTATATTCTGTAACTTTTCCATATTATTATAACTTAAATCGTCGCGTTTTGTATTTTTTTCTTATCTAACATTTGCTGTGTCGTAACGTCCGAACCTACCACATAAGCCTTAATCGGTGCTTGATTTAATTGTGATAATTGCGTTTGATTTTGGTTGCCTATAATGTTAAAGTTAGGAGTGACTACTTGATTGTTATTTCCTCCAGCACTAGTTGGGGCAGTAACATTACCACCTCCGTTAAATTTTTGATTAGATATGTTTTTGACATTTGCTAAACCACTAGCAATAGCAAGACCAGCTGCTGCAATACCTAATCCAGGACCAACAACTGGGATAGTAGCAAGTGATGAGTAAGCACCCGTAGCAGCCTTGTATGTGTCCATAGTTGCACCAGCAATGTTTGCAGCCTTCTGAATCTCAAATGCTTTCTTTTGTTCTCTCTCAGAGCTTCCAGCAAACGCACTAGCTAAATTACCTATAGCAGAAAATGTATCTCTTGCCACTTGAAACTTCGCATCTGCAAGAACTTTAGCATCTGCCATTTCTTTATCAGCACGTTCTTTTGACTTGTTAAATTCAGCTATTGCTTTGTCGTTTGCTTCTTTATCGTACTTATCATTAATCTCTTTTTCAGCTGCTCTTTGCGCTTCTAATAGTGTAGTAGTATCTAGTCCATTAGTTTTAGCTGCTTCAATTAATTGAAAATATTTATTAGAAGCATCGTCTAAATCTTGTTCCCTCGCTGTTTTTTTATTCTTATAATATTCTGATTCAGCCGCTTCGATTGCTTGCAGTTGTTCGATTACAGCTTGCTTACCAGCTTCAATATTTGCTTTTGCAGCTTCTTTTTGCTGTTTAATTTCTTCTTTCTTTTTTTCTTTAGCAGTTTTAGAAGCTGCATCCTCGTCTTCTTTTCTTTTTGCAGCTGCTTCTTTAGCAGTTTTAGTTTTCTCAGTCTCTAATGTTTTCCCTTCAATAATGATATCTTGATTCCCTGACTTAATTAAACTTGTTAATTCTTTTATTTCATCTACCTTTTCTTGTCTTTTTTTTCTGTTTGTCTTTACAAGTTCTTCATATTCTTCTTTACTAGAAGCCATGATTCCTAAATCAACTTCTCGTAAGTTTTTTAACTTCTCTCGCGCTACAGCAATCTCTTTGTATATTTCAGCATTTGTTTTTGTAGTAGTAGATTTCTTTATTTTCAAAAGGTCTTCACCAGTTTTCCCCTCAGCTTCTGCTAATTTTACCTTGAATTCTAAATCTTTTTGTAGCTCTTCTCTATTCTTTTTTAGTTTTGTTTGTTGTGTTTCTAAACTTTCATTTAATTTATCTTGTTTCTTTCTAGCTTCATCAGTCCAATTAGCCCACTCACTTACTTTAGATATAAGTAACCCAACACCTATAATTAAAGCACCTATACCCGTAGCTGCCATTGCTAGTCTCATTGCTTTTAAAGCACCAGTTGTAGTTCCTACAACAACAGCATATAATGATTGTGCAGCTGTTAAAACACCTTGAAAAACAGATGTAGACTTTATTACAGCGCTTAATTTCTTGAAGCTATCAACACTTTCAAATACACTTTGCAATCCTTGAGACAAAGCCATTGCAGACTGTACCTTTAGCAGTTGTTTTTGTACAGCTTCACTTTCTACACCGACCAATCCTAAAGCACCTTGAAATGCTTCGAATCCACCAGTAACACCACCAATAGAATTACTTAATGCCGTAAACTTAGCGTCTGGATTAAAGGCATCTGTTAAGTCTTTAGCTTCACCAATAGCATCTTTTAATTCAGCAGCCTTCTTTGCAGCGTTAATCGCTTCTCTAGATGTCTCTCCAAACTTTTCAGAAAGTACCTGTACTTCTTGTTGTGCTTCCCTTAATTGTGTTTTAAGAGGTTTTATGTTTGTTTTTACTTCGAGTTCAATTACTTTCTTTTCTGCCATCGTGCTTTGCTTTCAATAATAACTCTCTTTTGCCTTGTTTGTAGTTTGCGATAAAGGAATCTGATAATAGATATTTTCCCTTTGCAATGTCTATATTCTCACTTATTCCGTAGAAATTATCTACTCTTAAAAGTGCTATAATTTGCTCTATCATTCTTGAAATAAATTTAAATTGTAAATAGTTGTTGTGCCATCGTTGTTTAAGTTTTCAGCTTCAATAGGAATGACACCACCCGTTCCCTCTTCATTTATGATTCCGTATCCATCATCTGTTACCCATACATCCGTACCATTCTCTAATACAATCGGTGTAGGTGTGTTCGTGTTTGGTGGAACGTATACATCCACCTCGGTAAATGTTGTAGCGATTGTAGGTGTAAATGTAACACCAGTCCATGGACTTGTAAACGTCGTACTTGTAGCACCATTTGGAACCTTCCATGGTAACGTAGTAGTGCCACCACCACTTGGAATAACTACAGATGTCGTAACAGAATCGTTTATCATTGGTCTGAAATCGTTAATCAAAGTCAGACTAACTTCACCACTTGTAATGTCAGATTTAAGCTCGTTAATAATGTATCTTTTATCTCTAACTATTAACCTATCATTCAATCGTAATTTAGTAATCAATGACAAAGGGAAGTGTGCTTTGATTCTTACTAGTCTAGATTTAGGATTGAATAAGTTTTGTAAGTAGCTATTGTAGTACATAGAATACAGATTGTTTTCTAAAACTCCATTAGGTGCTTTTACATCGAACTCAGGATGGAATGTAAGCGAATATAAATTACCATTTGATTCTAGTACATTGCTGAATATATTAAAGTCGCTGTATGAAGCCGATGTGCTTCCATCATTCATATATAAAGTATCGTTTATCCTTTCGTTAAAATATAAGAATACTGGCTTTGGAATATATGGTTTATGGTCTGGGCCTTTAGTCAAACAATACCCAACTTGTAAATCGTTCTTATCCTTATTATCCATCAATAAGCTCTCGAATGGCAACTTAACCGTAAAGTCCGATCCTTCATTTGATAATGTGATAGATGTATTAGAATACTCTCTATCCATAATATTGTCATCGTAATATCTACGATTTATAAATGATTCCGATTTCTCAAATTCAAAAGACAACTTCTTATAAATGTTTTGTCTTTCTATTTCTATCGAATCTATATCTGTGTAAGTTGTAATGTCATAAATATTACCCCCATTATACCACATATCCAAAGGCTCAATTGTAAATACATCTACACTATTTGCATAACACGTAGCATTAAACATTTTAAGTAATCCACTAAAGAAATCTGACACTTTCATGTCAGGGATGTATGAACTAATATCTGTTTTTGTAGTCGCAGAAATTGGATTATTAAATTGTATAGTTTGATTAAAAGTATTTGTGTAAGACGTGACAGATGGAGGGTATCTCAATGTAGCATTTAGCACAACCTGCATTACATCTTCAGCTCTGACCTTTATTTGAAATACAGAATTATTGTCAGAGGTATGAAAAGTATATATTTTAACAGCTAACACAACATCGTCGTTTTCATACGTAGCTATTATTTTTCCATCCTTATATAAATCAACATAATATTTAACTCCTGTAAATTCAGTATCTGGAACCGATATATATAATTCAGGAGAAGATATAGAAGTATTAATATTAAATATATTTTTGGCTGTGAATGTATTATCTGCAGAATTAAATTCAAAGATAGGCACATTTCCATAGGGTATATATGTTTGTCCATTAGGTGAGACTATATCCGCTACAACCGGGGAAGTTATAAACTTATGCTCTTCTCTATTTTTTAACCATAAATACAACTTATCCCACTTGTCATTCGTGTCTACAAAAAACTGCGAGTTGAATGTTACATCAAATTTAGTAGCTATTGCTTCAAGAATTCTAGCAGCTTTTAATGCTGGAAATAACTCGTTATATCTAACTGCACCAGCACTTGTTTTTATATCTGTACTTGTCCCATCGTTGTAACTCCATAGACGTTTAGAACTAATCAAAGGAAACATCACATTTTCTTGCGTACTTGAAATAACTCTATTAATTACGTTTGCTGCTGTGTAGTCAATATCGTATGCAGTGAAATCTAAGTCACTTAATTTTGATTCCCCAAACTTATCTTTAAGACTTACTAAATCACCATAGAATGTAAGCGTGTAACTATCCGTTTTACCATTCTTGATATTAGCTTTCTCCATCATGATTGTACCACTTCTAAATGGGACCAAATCAATATCTATCTTTGCACGAATTCTAAAGTTGAAATTCCACTCGTTATTCGTAATGTCTACATCCGATTGATAAAAGTGATGAAGTACGGAATTGTTATTTGTACTTGCTGGAATTGTAAACGATTGAGTGAAGTCAGTATACACCTTAGAAATATCTTGTATATTTTGTACGCTACTTGTAAGCTCGATTTTCTCATCGTTAAACAATTCTAGTTTTAAATAGTCACCACTCCCACTGATACTTTCAACGTATATATCTACAATTCTCTTCATTATATTACTGCATTTATAGTGTTATACGCAAACTCGAACTCTAAATTATAATTAATCATGTGGTTATTTATGTTTTTCATGAGTTCTAATGACTTTGTTTTGCATGTTGCTGGCTTATTATTAACTAATATTCTTTCGCTCATTAAAAGCTGTTTTATATTTGAGCTAAAATCTTCGTTAACATACCCACTATTTACAGAAATTGTCTCCCTAGCATTGGTGTTAAACGACTTTTTTTGTCCTTGAAATACATCGTAGCTAGTTATCGAACTCTGCATTACGTTAAAATCTGTTGACTCTATTGATAATGTATTCTTTGATGCTTTAAAAAAGAACTCTCTTTGCCATGCGCCATACTGATTTATGAAGTCAATCGTTACTGGCGTGTATTTAGGCTCGCAAATTGGAAGGAAAGTGTACGTAGCTACTAAAGAATCGAAGACGTTATATACTTTTACTATATTTCCAGTGGCTGTATACGATGGATGCACCCTTGGAATAGTCTTCCAACCTTGGCTTGAAGCTGTTAATGTAGTTGAAGCACTTAAATCTGGTTTAGTATAAACTACATATTCCCCACCATCATAAATATTATACTCTAAGAATAAGTTAATTTGTCCTGAATAAGTTCCAGCATTGTAATAGTATGTCTTTTCTTCTAGTAAAAAGTTGCCTAAATCTACATTACTGCCACTCTCGTAGTAGGTATATCCATCAAATGCGTAGTAGTCAATCGTACTTAATAAAGTATACGCACCAGCATCTAATTTATAACGCTTAATTCTAACATTACACCATTGATTAGTATTTAATGCTGTGATAGCTGTTGGGTCTTGTCTCGTAGCAAACGATAAATACTCTCTAATATATGGAGAAACATCGTAGGTTGTTAATGTATTGTTCGATGCTGGAATTAATTTAGATAGTGTGTATTTCGCATTGTTTGGAGATGGCTCAGTTGTACCATTCCAAAGAAATATCTCTATCTTACTACCTTCTTGTCCCGTTTCGTTTACAGATATAATGTAAGGACTTCTCGCAAATATATTAGCCATTATTTTTTAGGTTGTTTAATCGTATACTTAAATAACTCCAAAGCATCTAATCCGTATTTTTCGACTAGCTGGTCGGGTAAATTCTTGTACGCTTTCTCGAATGGCTTTGTAAAGAATAGCGATGGTTTGATACCACGTGCCCAAATGTTTTTAGCTGTGATAAATCCAATCGCTTTGAAACTCCCTTTAACATACTGCCCTTGCTTATTCCTTAACCTTAGATTCTTTCTTTGCGCCCACTTTGCAATTAAATCAGATGGTGGTTTCTTAGTCTTAAAGCTGTACGGACTATTAGGTGCTTGTTGACCTTTTATCTTTGCATTAGGTGAAACTTGTGATGGGTCTGCACCCTTTACACCTTTGTCTACATACGCACCATACTCACCTAAATCAAATGCTAAGTAGAAAGAGTTAGGCATTGCTTTCGCTTCACCTTTAATCGTATTATACAATCCTTTTCTATCGTTTTTCTTTAGCTTAGATAGATTAGATTTAGATTGTTGTATTACGTACTTCTTAAACTTGTCTAACTCTTCCTGAACGTTTAGCATATAGTCATTTGATTAGCCATTGTAACCTCGAATGTCATAGTACATCCAGCAACATCGTCTGTAAATCTATCAACAAATAATTCGAACGATGCTGTGTCAGATTCAATAGAGAAATTGTCGCTACTTTCACCACGTCTTAACTCTTCAAATGCACGTTGACAAATCATTATCGTTTGATTGTGTATATCGTCTTCATTATTGTTACCATAATACAACTGAGTTAAATCCTCTTTGGTATAGTCTACGATGTCCATTACAATCAACGATACAGCAAACTTAATTGTATTCGATTCAAACACTCCATTATCAATCATAACGTGAGCTAAAGGATACATATCTTTTTTAGCGTTCGTAATCTTATCCAAACTTCCTTTCGTAACTTGGTTTACTAATGCATCACTTATAAGAAAGTCATGCAGCTTTTTCGTTAAATCATAGTATCCTTTCATGCGCTCGTTTTAATTGTCTATTTTCTATTTCCATTTTCTGTTTCTCAAACGTCAACATTGTTAAGCACTCAAAAAGTCCCGTCTCTGTAACTCGTTCAAACTTTGTAATGTCTCCTTTAGCGAGTTGATATATTGACTGATACCATCCCCATTGCTTTCCGAATTGAGTTGTTTCGCTAAAATCGTTTTGGCTTTCTTCGTCATCTTGTTCTCCAAATAAGACAGGGTAGCCGTCAATAGTTCGTTTCCTAAATTCCAAAAAAAAACCGATGCTGGCAATACAACATCAAGTGGCGCGTATTTCATCAAGTCAGCATAGTTCGCTGTCCCACTATATTTATCTATGGTATACTTATTCCCTTTCTGACTCGTAATAGGTCGGTACATCACAGCCATTGCTTTATGGAATGATTGTACGTCGATTATGTTAGACTCTAAATCTACATACTCACCAAACGATATATCTTCTAGCTCATTAATGAATCCAAACTTTACGCCTTGTATCTCGAATGTTCTTTTTAGCTCTAACTTATCACTGAATAACTTCTTGAAATGAGTAACCAAGTCTATTACATCTGATAACTTAATATTAACCACACTCTTTAACTCTATACCACAAAATATCTCTATCATCTTCTGTGATATAAACAGCTCTGAGTTATCCTTATTCGATGCAACTACCATGTATTTTTGGTAGTGCATCAAAGGGATTTCATTTAACGATGTTGGTATTACTAATTCTAACTTCATTTAATATTCTTTCTAATAGCTTTCCAATACTCTAAACTTCCTTGAAACTTCATAATCTCATTGTCGATAGCTTCGTACATCTCTAATTTCCATCCCTCTCCATGTTCAGCTTTAAACTTTTCTATTAAGTCTAAGGTTACATCCTTAATAATTTGTTTCTTGTTCGGCACTTGAAACGTTACTTCTTTAACTTCTGTTTTCATATTTTGTATTTAGTAAATTGAATACTTTCCTTTGTTTGGATTAGCTAACTGATATGATACTGCATATCTCAAAGCATCCAATGCGTGGTTGAATTTATCTATCGGTGTTTCCGACTTCCTTTCCAACCAGCAATAGTTGTTTAATTCCTTAATCAAATCTACGGAATTTTCGTCAATAATCAAATCATAATCTTGTAATAATGCAATACCATATTTGACTGAGTCAGCTCCTTTAATCGTAGGTACTATATTTAAACCTTGTGACTTCAATTCTGCTATCAAACGTGGCTCAGCATTATCTGCTACTATCAAATCATTTCCAGCAAATTGCCTATTAAGCCTTGCTAGTTCCGTTGTTGTTAGTCCAGCTTGATATATGTGCAGTCTAACATAGATAGTCTTCCTAGTCTTATCGATTGACGTTTCGATTAATGTACTTGGGTCGTTACTGAATCCATAATCTTGACCGAACACACTGCCATTATCTTTGTTGAACTCTCCTATCCTCCAATTGGTAAAGATAACTCCCTCTGCTTTGTCTAACCATCCACCAAGAATTGTGTGCTTATACTTATCTGGTCTACGTTCCTTTATCGTTTCAATTTGTTTTAGAAATGACTCTGATAAGTTCTCTACATTATCTAGGTAGGTAGTGTGTATGTATGTTGTATCTCTTTTGATTGTATTACTTCCAGCTTCAACACCTTTCGCTTCAAAGAACTTCTTGTAAATAAAATGTTCTTTTGTACTTGGATTAAGTATAAGTATTACCCTATTCTGTTTGTCTTTAGAACGTATCGAATAGTCAATCTTATCAAATGTATCTTCATCTGTTAACTCCTCTGCTTCATCCAAAATCCATGTTGTGACACCAGCCAAAGATTTAAGGTTTGCCGTCTGAGTTCCTGAACTTGTTTTGATACCCTTAAATAATATCTTACTTCCTGTCCTTAGGTTTATAATCTCGTCCTTTGTTATATGGAAATCTGAATGCTTATCTAATACATCAATCTTATCAATAAATTCAGGAATAATAGAAACGTGAGCAGAAGTAAGTGTATATCTCGTAAATAGAATGGTATGCCCACTTTCATATGTAAGTAGTAGAAGTAGCAAGTTAATGCTGTAAGACTTCCCACTACCACGGCCACCAGTAATAATAAAATATCTGCTATCACTTCCAAATGGTTTATATTTAGGATTCAGTGTTACCAAAGTTAATCAAATCTTTTAGTGATGTTGTATTGATTGTGATGTCAGATTCTACTTTCTCCTTAGGTTTACCACAACCATACTCGATTAGTATCTTAGCACTAGCAATACGATCTGTTGGTCTCTTAGTCTCATCAATCATTATCTCTGCTATTACTCTAAAAGCATCTTCAACGTGTGGTGCTGCTAAGTTAAATCCTTTAATTTCATCGGATAGACTTTTACGACCAGCTTTACCAGCAGTAGAATGTCCTCCATTATTCTTTCTCTTATCCATATTTAATACAATTTAATTAATTAATTCAGGCAAACCACAAAAAAGAATCTACCTGAATATATTACTTGTATTATATCGTTGTTAGTATGTGTCATAAATTCGTTTCAAATCATTGTATTGGTCTCTTAAACAAGAAGCACATGAAGTATATTGTAGATTGCCCGTTTGGAATACTCTGTTATGTGTTCTTTGCATTAACATAGAATCTACTAGGGACGTCTCTGCTTTCTTTAATCCACCTTCACTAAGCCATAAATACTCATCTTCATTAAGGCAAAGTGGTTTCTTTCTGTAGGACCAAAGCTCGTTTAGTTTTGCTTTACGTTCATCACATTTGCAATCTTCACCTAATATAAACTTTGCTACCTTATCTATTCCAGTTGCTTGGAGTACATTCTCAATTGTATCTCCTAGTCCTTGTGCT